GTGCCTGTGGTGTTAGTTTGTCTGTAGGTATGCCAAGTGATTTTAAATCAGCCACCCCCGAGGTCATTAACCCTTGTTGTATTTTGTTTTGAAGTTCAGTATTGCCTAACAATCCATCAAGGCTCTTTACCCCATCTTTGCCAGTCCACACGGTGGGACTTTTTAACACACTGGTAAGCTCATTCACACCTTGAGACAGGAATGAAGCTGCGGTACCTGGCTTGACTAGGCCTGCACGTTCAAGTTGGCCAGCGTCAAGACCAAATTTACCTGCGCCCAGGGCATTGCTAATTGTACTGGCACCTTGCCCCACCAACTTGCTGGCCTGGGCTAACGTTCCGGTTACATCAGGCAATCTCATGCTTCCGAGTCCGCCTAGCGCCGGACCTTGTTTTGCAAAGTCTGCTACATTGATTCCTGCGGTGGGAGTTCCTTTGATCAATCCTGATAGTGTGCCAACTGCGGTGCTGGCCAAACTTCCTGCTCGTGCAGCGGCACCAGTTAATGCACCTGTAATAGCCGACGATGACGGCAAAGAAAATCCAGTCCCAGTGCCAGACAATGCTGCACTGATAGAAGCTGTGGCGCTGCTTGCTCCGGTGGTCAATGAATTAAATGCAGCCGCTCCGCCTTGCAATGCACTGGCTACTTGTGTGCCAGCACTTTGGCCAAGTGTTCCAATGCTAGCTGTGAGACTGTTTAAATTTGTGCCAGCGGACAATTTATTAGTCAAAGATCCCAGACCTTGTGTGAGCTGACTTTGTGCGGATGCTAGGCCAGCAGCGGCTTGTGTGGCCGAACTTAATACATCGCCAACTTTAAATCCTGTAAGGCCGCCACTGGCTGTTTGTTGATCAAACACTGCCTTTGCTTGCTCGTAAGTGGCACCATCAGGTGCTTTGATTTCAAACTTCTGGCCGTTGAATTCAAAATTAAATATGCTCATGCTTTTCTTGTAAATTCAAATCCAGCAGGAACAGGAACAGCACCAGGGTTAGGTGGCGGTTGTCCTTCTTCCAATGAGATTTCGATATCTACACCTTTGTTGTGATAGGGATATGGTTCGTGTGTGGGTGCTCGAGTCACAATACTTTCCAAACCATCTGTGTTGACTTCCCATCCAGTGGCACTGCTGAATTTAGTATCGTCCAAAATAGTCGTGGTCAAGTTCTTGGGTGCAGATACTGAGTCAGCTGCCGGACCGTTGAAATCAATAGCACCTCCAGTAAATTTCAATGCGCTGCCGCCGTCCCAACCTCCAGTGGCACTTTGTAAAGCCAAACTACCATCAGATTTTATGCCAATATAGCTTTTGCTATAAAGAGCTAAATTTTCTTGTGCTATCACAGTGACGCCAGCCTCAGCCTGCAACGCAATGTCTTTTACAGCTTTGGCTTTGATGCTACCGCCAGCATACATGTTGATGTCTCTATCAGCATGCAAGTTGATGTCTCCGCGTGTGCGCAAGTTAATTGAGTTTGTGGCATACACATCAAGTGTGCCTTGTGCGCCAAGTTCAAACCAAGCCAGGCCGTTGGCGTGAGTAATGTAAAAAAAGTCTCCACTATCGCTCATTGTAATTTGATGACCAGCTGTGGTTCTAAATCGTATCAATCTGGTGTTTCCATCAGTATCGCCATCATCCATCACAATACTATGTCCTCCCACACGACCAATCACGTTAAGGTCTTGCGGTTTCAATTCACCGGCTTGAACTTTCTTTTTTATTTCTCCCAGTTGCATGCCACCTTTATACACAGCAGGACCTGGTGTGCTCACACCAAACACAGCACTAGGACTTTCTCGCTGACTGCTGCTTGATATAGGACCACGCTGCGAATCTTTGATCAAGCCTTGACGGAACATGGTTTCTGCCACTACACTTTGTACAGGTTTAGGAGCATCAAAAAATCTAGAGTTTTCTTCAAGCGCAATGTTGTTGGTGTTGATTTCAACCACCGGCAACTGTTTTGCTCCTTTAAAATACGCTGCTTGATTTTCATTTTCTGTAATCACTTGGGTAGCGACTGGTGCTGCACCAACAGCAGGAACCATGTGTCCAACTGATTGGTCTGGGGCTGTGCCAATATAAAATCCCTGGCTGCGATCGCCATTGACAAATACGCAAAGTACTGTGATCCCAACATCAGGAGGAGTAAACCACATGCCATAGCTGTTAGAGTTACCATCAATATACGATCCCACACCTGTCTTGGCAGGATTGTACGGCGTTGATCCAAAGAACTGTGGCATGTAACTTACTGTGATCCATTTTGATGGATCACTTTCGTTGCCGTTGGAGAATGCATCAATATAAACTTGTATGCGTCCTGATCTTATTGAATCTGTGGTATTTTTTACCACGCCATAGAATGGTCCAAACTCTGCAGGTACGCCGCCACGATCAAACTTGTAGTTTGTGGGCCGACCTCTACTGCGTTGTACTTCTGTTGCCATATATTATCCTTAAAAATCCCATGCTATATCTTGTGGGGCAGATGGTGAATCACCCAGCCCGTCTGCTGTAATTCTGCCAGACAGTGAATTTGGTGGCACAAATGGGACTCCTACACCTAAGTTTTCTCCCGAGCCGGACGTTGCGGGCTGCGGTGGTGATGCAGGAACTACTGTGTCTTTTGGTCCTGGCGGTGCTGCGTTTATTACATTGGGTGTGCCGCTGCCTGGTCCAGTATTTACATCTGGTACTGCCATAGCTGTGGGTCTTCCGGCGGCACCATCAGCTGCGGCTGCGGCATTGGCAGCACTGGGATTGTCTGACGTTGTTGCATTGTCTATTCTTCTTACATCCGCTTGAGTTGCAGGCGGAGGTGCAGTGGCTGCTTTGTTAGAAGCATTGGGTTTCATAAAGAAATACAACTTGCCTTGAATGGTTTGATAAAAACTGCCTTGGCGAAATTCACTAGTACATTGCATGGCAGTGTAAACGCGACTTTGTACCGGTTGTCTTGAACTGGATTTAGCATAAGGATCTGCCAGGCCAGTGTTGATGTCATAGTCTTCTGGCCGTTGCCATGCTATTTCAAACATAACTTCTCTAGCATCAAAATTTATAGTGCCATCGGGCAAAAACGGATTAAAGTCAAATTCTTTTGCGCTGACTCCTCCAGCAAAACTGCCTTGTTGCAGCCATGCAGGATCTCCTACAATTTTAAGATTACAATTGGCCAAGCCTACTGGGTCATACAAGCTCTCGGCCAAATTGGCCTGCGGTTCATTTTGTTTGCCACTGTCTCCAGCACTGTTTTCTGTACTGGCTGTTGAAAAACTCAAGAATGGCTGATCCCTCATGCTGCTGGTAAGGGCCTTGCGCTGCTGAAATCCAAGATTGCCTTTGGTTTGATCTCCACTAATTGTAAGATTGTAGAGATTGTTCATGGTCTCTTTGTATTCAATCACCGAAGTGTTTTTACCAGTAAACCAATAGTTGTATTGCTTGTGCAGCCCGCGAAACTTGTTGACAGGGTAGTAACTGCTATTGAAGTTCAATGGCGTGTACGTGTTGATTATAAAAGTTATCTTTTGTGCGTAGTCATTGCGTTTGTTATCATACTCTCCTTGTACTGCCTGAAAAGTAATATTAAACCACACAATGTCTTTTTTGTTAGCACCGTCTTTGACTTGCAATGCATCGTTGTCGTCAAAAAACAAAACGTTTTGATCAGTAATAAACGTACTGTTTCTTATGGCAAGCTCAATGGCCTGCACCAATTGCATACCAGCAGTGATAGAATAATTTCTGCTTTTGATATCTTTATAAATTTTCTCCATCACAGCCGACTCTGGGTTAGTGGTAGCAGGCGGCGCTGTTCCAGTCTGCCTTGCATCTACTTTGGTACCCGGAGGAATCAACCTGGCGTTTTTAATTGTGTTTCCGCCGCCACCGGGACCTGGGTTGGCAAACACAATTTCATATTCATCTGCTTTTTCATACACACCCTCTTTGACCAAATCTTGTTGGAACTGATTCATTGCACCCATGAGCCCTTGAGCAATACTGGTCTTTTTTGTTGTGGGAGCTGCGTCGGCTTTTGGCGGTGCGGCAGAATATGCCGCATCTACTGCTGCTGCATCATCGCGTTCAGACTGTGCTGATGACACGCTAGTAGTTGCTGCTCCGGGGGCTGCCGTAGCCGCTTGAGTTGATGAGTATACTACATCTTGTCCCAATAAATCACCAATGGTAGAAGCAGTCAACTCAATATTGTAAGGTATAGTTCCTCGGCGAGTACCAGCAGCCACACCTTCGCCGGGTGCAAGTCCTTCAATGTTGTATGTGACCAGTTTGTTTTCTATGGTCCAATCGCATTTGGAAATTTTAAATGGTATAAACTTTTCAATCACTGAGTTGGGGTCAGACTTGTTGCCGCCAATGCGAGTGACTAAATTGCCTTGTTCGTCATATCCGTAAAATCTTATGACCATGAGATACACTACTGAGGCATAGTTAATACCATTTTTTTGGCCACTAGCAGGCATGAAGTCTTGCACAGCTTCGTACAGTCGATCCAACAAGGTAATGCCGTTGTTTTCAATCACATTAAATTTAATACCTTTGATCGCGTGTGGTGCTCTAGTGCCGCCGCCGGTAAGAAAGTTGTCAATGGTAATAGAGTCAATGTAAAAATCCAATGGAAACGCAGGGTTGCGACCAGCATCAGCATCATTGGCACCGGGAATTGTTGAAGTGTTACCACCAGATGTTTGTTGATTGGTATCTAGTGCGCCTTTGAAGCCACCTGAGTTTTGCGGAGCGCCGCCGCTTTGCACCAGCAACATGTAACCGTTGACTGTTTTTTTCTTGCTGTATACCAGTTGCTTGTATTGTGCCGGGGTCATGAGATACCAACTGGCTCTGTAGGTATAACTGGAAAACTGATCTAAAACATTGGCCTGTGGCAGTATGGTTTGATTGCTGCCATCTGTAGTGAGACTACCAGTTTGTGTTCTTTGTTGCAGTGATGCTTGTGTGTCCGCACCACCTGTGGGTGCTTGACTCTGGAACAAGGCCAGATCTTCCTCACTGCTGCCACCGTAGCCTGTGCCAGCAGCATCGTCATTTTGTCCAACCCCAGCACTGGTAGGCGCTTGAAGATCAACGCCTTGATAGTATTCACCAGTTTCAGGATTTTGACGCAGGTTGCCACTGTCGTATAATTCGCCAGTTTCGGGATTGCGCCGCAGTTGCCCTATTACACCGGCTTCATCTGGCAAGTCAATACCTACATTGAATCCGTTGGCACTGCTTGTGCTTTGTGTTTGTAAAAATGATCTAGTGGGAGCATCGGTACCTCGATCACCATCACCAGCATCGGTAGTAGGAGTAGTTTCTGGAAGAGTGGCCATTGATTAGAACCCCAAGACTGATCGAAGTGTGGTAATTTTTGGAATGTAAATTCTAGTGTCTGCTTTGAAGTCTAGAGGTGGCGCTGTGAGTGTGTTGGGATTGCGCTGATAAAACACCCACCATAGGCCAGCGTCACCATACAAGTCATATGCCAACAAGTCTGGGCGATATTGGTATGTGACATTTATAATCCATAATTTGTCATCACTTTCTTTGGGTATGGGTCGGTTGACCATCACATCCAAATAAAATTGATTGTAACCAGTTTGAAAGTACGGACTGGTGCTTGTGTAAGTTGCAGCCATTACCAGAACCCTCCACCTGCCAACAACGATCCGTTGGCAAAAGATTTCAAACTAAATTGTTTGCTGACTTGATTGCGTGTTTGCATGGGCAACAATGTTATTGAAATTTCCATCTTAGTTGGAACGTAGGTACTGTTGATAGCAGTTTGATTGGCAACGTTTTGATTCACTTGCCCTGGCGAAGGACGATTGGTTAAACTGCCGTCCTTTAATCCTGCATTGGTCAATCTATCAAGAATGGCCACCACTGTACCCAAAGATCCGCCAATGGCAGGACCAGATGATTGACTTCTACGATTTCCCATGTTCAATCCAATGTTGTTGAATCCATCGGCACGAATGTAATCTACATCATTGGGCAGGCTGTATCCAAAGTTGGTTACCACACAGGGATTTTCGTTAAACTGATATTTTCCAAATCCACTTAGATATACCAGCGGAGGAGGCGTACCTGCTTGTTGGTCTTGTCCGTAAAACATTTTTGTAACAGATTTAAAAAAGTGAATCACTGCCAATAGATATTGTGCTTCTCGAGTGTCTTGTGCAGTAAATGTGCCTTTGATAGTGATATTTTCTACCGTGCTATTCTTGTAAAAATATCCACGATAGTTAGAATGTGTTAGATCATAACTGTCATACTTGGCTTGATAACTGGTTTCAATAACAGGAGTGTAAGGAAACACCACACCGTCAGTGGCAGCCAATGGAGCAAGTATGCCAGGGCCAGTCGCTTTATACAGATAGTCAGCATTGGGAGCCAGTCTCAGTCGCACACGCCAGTCAGCTGCGGCAGGTTGATTCACACGAGTTTGCAGTGTGCTTTGTTGTCTTGCTCGGTTGGCCGCTGCGGCTGTTCTTGATCCTGCTGCACTGGCCGCTGTGGCTGGTTCCACAAAGCCTCCGCCCACAAATACAGGATTGTTGTTTTCGTCTAATGTGTAGCCTGGCAGGAGATTGCCATCATCATCATATGCTACACCAATTGGTCCTGCTTGGCTTGGGGGTACTGGAGCAGGAGCACTCGATGCAACAGTATTAAACACAGGATCGTTGTTTTCGTTTAATGTGTAGCCTGGCAAGAGATTGCCGTCATCATCATATGCCACACCAATTGGTCCTGCTTGGCCTGGGGGCACTGGGGCGGCGTTGTTAGTAGCAGTGGCGCCTGACTCAATGGTATCAATAATACTTTGATTTATAGAAATAACTTCGTTATTAGCAGCAATACTGTCTTGCTGGGTTTGAATGGTATTTTCGTTTGATGCAATAATCCGCAGATCAGCAGCTACATTGGCTTCGTAAAATACTCTACGGTCTTGCGGTAAATCAGGATCGAGCAATTGCGATGTTGCTAGCGAGATGTCAGCCCGAGCGTTAACAATATTTTGTTCTGCGTTAGCAATTGCCTCTTCAGCCGCTGCAATATTTTGCTCGGCCTGGCGATTGTTGAGCCTTGCTTCTGCTATTGCTGCCAATTCTTCTGTTGTTAATGCCATGTTGATGATCCTATGTCTTATTTACCGCTAGCAAAAACGGCGTAGTTTAACAAGAGGTTGACAAATGTTGTAAATATGCTACAATCACGTTAAGGAGAACTTGTCATACTATGACTCTATTACCAAAAGCGGCACCTCGTGTCAATTACCTAAACAACCGTGATATTTTAAAAGAAATACACCACAGCAAGAACACCTACTGCTGGTATCGAGATCGAGCACTGGATCATCAATTTGATTTGATCCTGCCCAGTCTAGACAAAATCAATCAGCGCACAGTAGTCGAAGCAAGAAAAAATCGTGCCGATCGTATCAAACGCGAAACAGGCGAAGTGATCGATCAAAAGAAAATTCCCAATACCGATCTGGTGTTCCGCATCACTTGCTGGGATCATATTCCGATGGCACCTAAAAAAATCACCAAAGCCGAAGCTAAAAAGCGTCAAAAACTAGAAGATATTTTTGAGTTAGACGATGTACAGGAAGATCCCCTGGCAGATCTAGTGGAAGAACCTGTGCTGGACCTAAACCATGTGCGAGTGAACTTTCCTCCGTTTGAACAGTACAGACTAGACGAAGACAAAAAACCTTACATTGTGGGCCGCAGCCATTGGAAAGGCGATTTGGCCACTGGAGAATTTTCCAAAGATCACGGCAACATGACTCGCAAGTTAGCCATGATGTTTATGAAATTATGCGAGCGATATGCTACAAGGAGTAACTGGCGTGGATACACATACAACGAAGAAATGCGGGGACAAGCCCTGTTGCAACTCAGCCAAATTGGACTGCAATTTGACGAGTCAAAATCGCAGAACCCTTTTGCGTATTATACTGCCGCTATCACTAACAGCTTTACTCGTGTGCTAAACATCGAAAAGCGTAATCAAAATCTACGCGATGATATTTTGGAAATGAACAATTTAAATCCCAGTTATACCCGTCAAGGACAAAGTTCTGGTGGCGGCGGGTCTAGCTCTTACGACGAATAATGTGTTATACTGCTTAGATGAGTAATCTATTTAAAAAAGCCGCGGTATTCACCGATATTCACTTTGGATTAAAATCAAACAGTCAGTTGCACAATGATGACTGTTTGAATTTCGTCAAATGGGCCACAGCCAAGGCCAAAGCGGAAGGCTGTGAAACTGCAATGTTTCTTGGAGATTGGCACAACAATCGTGCCAGCATTAATAT